CGAGTCTTAACGAGGGCGAATAGGTGGTAGGCATGGCGCGTGTCCTGTGTTATTGGTTGTCATCTAGCGGGGTCCAGCCGGGATTTTGGCTGTCATTGATTATACTCCAAGCCGTACTCTGACTGTCGTCAATCAGGGCCCAATTCACGGCCTGACTGTCATCTATTCTAAACCAGCCCCGAGCATATTGCGCTTCGGTCAGGACTAGTGCCTCCAGCCGGGTTGCCAGAAATGCCGCCTGAACACTCGCGCTATCGGCAAACCCCAAAATTTCTTGAGTTAAGCTGTTAAACGCCACCTGTGCGGTGGTTGTAGTGGTTAATGCCAGGCTTTCATTAACCGCGTCATAAAAGACCAGAATGCCCCAAGCCGCTGTTGTTAAACTAAAGGCTTCGGCACGGGCAGACTTGAACGCCGCCGTACTTGTCTGGCTGTCCGTAAACATAACCGTTTCAGCCTGTGCGCCTTTAAAAGCTGCCAACGCGGTCGTCGTGGCAGACACGGTTAGCGTCTCTGCTCGCGCGCTGTTAAACCCGGCATGGCCGGCTTGACTATCGCTCAGCCCCAAAAGTTCTACACGGGCCGAGTAAAACGCGCTGTTCGCCGCCTGGCTATCTACCCAGTGCAGGGCTTCAGCCTGCGCTCCAACAAAATCGGCGCGGCTTGCCTGCGCCGCCGTAAAGGCGACGGTTTCGGCCTGCGCCACCGTATAGTTGGCGCCTGCCAAGCCTGCATAGGTAACGCCCGCGTAAGGGGCTATGCCATACATTTACAACCTTCTGGCCAGAATGGACACGGCAATCGCCAGCGTAGTCACAGCATCGCGGCATTGTGCTACGGTGGTCACATTGGCGGCAGTCCAGGCTTGAATCTCGGCCGGTGTCATGTTCTTAAGCGCGTTGAGCTTGGCATAGGTTTTCGCTGCGGTTAAATCATCATGCTCTTTCTGTGCCAGAGCCGCTGCTGCTGCATTAGCCGCATCCCGTGCGTCTTTTTCCGCCTGCGTCATTGCCAGTTCAACGGGATCAAAGAAGTCGTTGTCCTGATGTACCCAGTTAATCTGGCCTTTATCGGTTTTTATCGCTATGACATCTTGCAGACCATCAGGACAAGTGCCTGTCAAATCGGATGGATAGTCAATAACATTGATAACCGTGTTGTTTTTAATAATTGCGTGTCTATATAAACTCATACGTAATACTCCTCAACCCTAATAACCCCTGAACCGCCTGCGCCACCAGTACCTGACGATGTTCCAGCCGTACCTGCTGTGCCTGCCGCGCCTACCGCATAAGAATAAGTCGATGCCGGTGTTGCTATAAGTGCCTCGATATATCCACCAGAGCCACCGCCAGCACCAGACCCGGTAATAGTTGCCAGAAAAGAATTGCCGCCACCACCACCTGCCCCGCTATTTACAGAGCCACTTCCACCATTGACCCCAGCAGAACCATTCGCTGAGCCACCTAATCCTGATCCACCTAAAGCAGAATTACCGCCACTCCCGCCAGATGGAAATATAACATAAGCCCCCGGTGCGCCCTGACTGCCGCTTATTGCAATCCCCGACGCACCTGCGCCAATAGATGCAGTGCCACCATTACCGGCAGGCCCAGCTGGGGTTGCGCCGCCACCACCGCCATTAGCAAGTAAAAATGTTGTACCAAAAGTGGTATTTCCGCCACCACCGCCGTTACCGCCAGAATTTCCACCTGCGCCGCCGCCGCCGCCACCCACCATCGTAACTTTAATAGCCTTACAGTTAGCAGGGGTTGTATAAGTCCCAGAGCCTGACGCAAAAACTTGAACGGTATGGGGTGCAGCAGTTATGCCGGTGTTGTAGGGTAATCCTGTACAATTGGTTAAGGTGCCGCTTGAAGGCGTCCCTAACGCACCACCGTTATATAAAACCGTCCCGCCCGTGCCAAAGGCAACAGAACTTGCATCAGTTCCCGTCAACGTTAGTGTATTGCTGATCGTCAGGCTTTTACCATTGGCTGCCTTTGCTGCGCTATAGTCTTTTTCCCATGTACCAGCGGCTGATCCAATACCTGTGCAAGTGATATAAAGATCACATCCAGGAGCGATAATCCAGAATGCGCCACCCCCATTAGCATTAACAGTAATAGCCTGAGTTGAGTCATTATCAATGCCGTATTTCCAGCCCACAGCCAACGTGGTGGCATTAGGCAGCACCAACGTTTGCCCCTGCGTTCCGGTGAAAATAGTGTAATAAGGCGAGGTAGCTGTAAAGGTTGTTGTACCGCCAGAGGTTGCAATAGACTGCATCCCTAAAGACAGAGAATTAGCCGTCAAATTACCCGATAACGTAATATCCGTTGGGAACACTTTCTCGGCGGGCTGGGTGACAAACACGTCTTTGGTACCGGCCGGGAAATTAACCAGCGCACCGCCATTGGATGATGCCAACACCGTGGTCCGCGCCAAGGTCGGGCCAGTGGTCGAATAGGTGCCTACGCCCACTTCCCAATTAGCGCCGCCGACATCGGCAATACAGTACCAAGTAGTGTTGGTGTTACCGACCGCCGCCAGTGTTTGATAGCCCAACACCGCACCCAGTAACGTGACGCTGCCCGTCCCTGTAGTCGTCGTCGTCTCCCTTGCCCTGTCAAGCAGTATCAAAGGCATCAGATTACGTCCGCGTAGCGTTTCTTGTTAATAATCATAGATACTAAAGGACGGCAAATGCCGTACATCTCCGCTATTTTTGGTTGAGGGTAAGTGCCGGCCATCGCCCGTATTTCCCTAATTTGGTCATCTAATAGTCTACGCCTTTTAGGGGTCGGAATCTTCGCTCCCCCTGATAAATCTTTAAATATTTTGCCGTGGACTATATTTAATATTGTCTTACTATCTACCCCAAATTGCACCGCTAATTGTTTTTGAGTAAATAGCGGATAGTTTGCTCTAATCGTCAAAGCTTGCTCGTCAGACAACTTTGAATTAGGGCGCTTTGGGATAGGTTTATTTATGGCCTCTTGTTCTGACAGCCCTTGTTTATCTAAGCGATGGCTAATTGCACTTCCTTGGCAGCCTAATTGTTTGGCCCACTGTGCCAGAGTTTTAGTTTCCCCATTAGCTGTAATAGGCCTATTGTTGCTCTTATTATTAGCTTGTTCTTGTCGGGTCGCCCACCGGCAATTACCTGGCTCATAGTTACCTAAACTATTTATTCGTTCTACAGTGTCTCCCTCTTGATGCTCCCCCATATCCCGAACAAAATTATCAAAACCTTCAGTGCCTGACCACTGTGCGCAAACCTTTATCCCTTTAGCCCCATAATATAGGTAACTTTTAATCTTTGGATTAGAACATCGGTTATGCATCCCTCGCCAAACCCCTATTAGCCTGTGTTTATTTCTGCCTTTCATAGAATGCTCCTAATAAAAGAAGCATTCTACCATAAGTTACTCAGAGTATCTTACTAATTTTCCCTATGTCGCTGTGAGTGAATAGCTAACTGAGAGCGTATCGCTCGCCGTCACAGTCTTGCTGCCTGCGGTAAAGTCACCGGCCGAGAATAAAGTCCCGGTGGTATCATCAATAGTCGCCGAACCGCCCATGTTCAAAAAACAGCCGGCAATGGTGCCCGGGCCTGTAAAGGTAAAGACCACTGCTGCGGTCGTCGTCTTGACCGCGGCAGCGGCGGGGTTAAATGCCGGCGTCTTGCGCGGTGCGGTGTAGGTCGGCGCATTGGCCAGACCGACTTCCAGCCACGTCGCATGACTGGCTTGGGTATCGGCGACATCGGCGGTGCCGGTGCCTTTGAGACCCATGACAATGGCGCCCGAGGTGGCCGACACGCCCAAGGTTACATTCAGCGCCAGGTTTTTACCCAGCGTAGTGACCAGGTTATCAATCACATCTTCCCAAAGAAGCTCACCCGCCGCATTACGGCAAACGACCCGGTAATGGCCTTGTAGACTGGAGCGTTCCTTAATGCCGGCGTTTCGGCCTACGGTCGCCGTGCAAACATCGGTTAATTGTGTAGTTTCGTTGTTCATGTCGTGGTGTCCCGAATAATGGCGGTGCTGTAAGTGGCCGGTGGAAACAAAACAGTGAAAGTGCCCGACGCCGTTTTATCCGCACCAAAGTCCAGTACACAGACCGCAGCCTGCGTGGTGTAGTTGTAAATCAAAGCGCCGCGAGTAATGAAAGCGGCGCCGGTCCAGAGTGGGTTTTGGAAGGAGACATAGGCGACCCCACCCGCCAACGCCGGCGGAATCGGAGTAAGCAGCTGCCCGCCGGCAGTATAGCCGGCGCCGACCACTTCATGGCTAGTGGTGTAAATCAAGGTGTCTTGGGTGATATCGGCATCGGCCGTGTACAGGGCGATATAATACTGGAACGGGCTGGGCGCCGAGAAGTCCTCGGCGCCTTTGAGTTTGTTGAGCAGGAAGATATTGCATTGGCCTTGGGTTATCATAGTAAGCTCTCATCTAATTTAGTGTGCTTTCTACAATTCTCCACATCCCGCACTACCCTGATATTCTTAGGTACATGTAGCCCACTAACAATAGGGCTTTGTAGTGGGATTATATGGTCTGTAACCCACTTGACCCCCATCACTTTAGTGCGTAGTCGAGCTAGCTCTTTGGCTTCTTCCATCAACCACAAATCAAGTTCTGTCGTCCATATAGGGGTGCGTTCCTTTATGGCTTTCTCCCTTGCCATCTGCCATGTAACCCGCTTGTCTTTGTTCTGTGCAGCATACTCCTTAGCGTATAAGCGGATTGATTCTACATTCTCTCTACGATGTTTTAGTGCTTGTGCATGCATTGATTCAGCATTATCCGATTTCCATTTCTTGCAGGTTGCAATGTGTCTCTCTTTATTCGTTTGCAGCCACACCAGATGTTTTTCTCGTCGCGCAGCCCGCCATACAGGGTCGGCATATTTAGCCCTATTTATAGCGGACTCACAGACTTTGCAATAGCCTTTATAGTAGTGCTTCCCATTCGATGGGAACGCCTCTTGAGGTTTGTTCTCACCACATATATTACATGTTTTCATGACACTGGAACCCTATAAGTACCGGAACGGTAAGCATCCTGTTTTTCTAGTCCATCACTTAAGCGTTTTAGCTGCCCTAGGGCTTCTGTGTATTTTGATTCATAGTAGCCAACCATATCCTGCTCAGCTTTCATAAAAATGGCAGCTTCCCGCAAGGCGCCGTAGAGCAGTATGGGGTCGAAGTTGTCCCCCAAAAAGCTGGTGCCGGTTGCAGATTCGGTGATAGACACAGGGTAATAAAAATAATGCAGCTCGACAGCGTAGTCACTATCAGGGGTAGGAGCAATAATAAACGACAGTTCATTTAAATCCGATATGTTGGGGCCGAAAATAGAATAAAATTTGGGGAGTCCATAGGCTGATGGGTTGGGGTATGCCTCCCGCATGAAGTTAGCATCCTTGTTCAATAAGTACGAGTAATTCCCTGACGCATCTATAATTGCTAATGAGTAAGAAGACAAGAAATCCAGCGGACAGGACAAATATTTATTATGCGCTGTCAGTTGCCCCATTACATTGCGTCTTATTACGGGTATCTCTACTGTGTTGAACACCCGCTTTTCTGTCTCTCTGATAAACAAGGGAATATTCGAGACAAACAACGCCTCGGTGTTTTCCATGTAATCAATGACGGCCTGTTGAAGTTGCGTAAAGTTCATAACTTAGCCCATGGGGCCCCGACACGTTTTTCCCCGGACCGCCGCCCCGGCACCGCGCATCACAATGCCCTTGGTCTTGGGGTTATCGTTGACCGCATTGGGCGGGTTAGCCACTTTTTGTGGCTGCTTATACTTGTTCTCTTTCATGATTTAAGTCCTGAATAAAATGATTAAAATAAAGACGATGATTACCAAAAACATGCCCATAGCACGAGTCCTAACCCTATCCAGAGCCACTCTTCGTCCACCCAATAGAGCAGCTTAACCAAAATATCTAATCACCGCCAATACCACTAGCGCCAAGAGCAGCGCCGTAATGACGACTTTTAGGCGCCGTACATTGTCAGTGTATTCTATTTCTTCATCCTCGTAGACCATGGCTAGAGTCCTATTTTAGTGGTTGTCGCCGTTGTTAAATAAGCATTCAAGCCGCCTAACAGCCCCGCGCCGGCGGCAATGACGTCGGGCGTTAATACCGCAGACAAGCCGGGCACAAAAGTGGCGGCAATACCGACACCCGCTACACCTAAATTTATCCAATTTTGCAGGACTTTCCAGGCACCGGGATTAGTCAGCGCCTGGCCGGCTTTTAACGCTTCCAGGATGCCCATGTCAGCCGCTCCGTTGGTTGTTACGTTTGGCAAGGCCTCGGCCGACTTTCTTCATCTCCAGGCTCGATACGCCCGAGGTCTTTAAGCCCCCGGACTCTGCGCCAACGACTTTACTGCCGCTACCGAACTGCTTGCCTTTGGTGCCGCCTTTGGATATGCACCCGTCGATACCACTCTTTGCCATGTCGTTCTCCTAAGAAATTGTGACGCTACCTACGCTGCCGTAGGCGATTAAACTATTGGGGGTTAAATCAGTATCGTAAAGCCGTGCGCCACCGACGGGTGCCCAGCCCCAAGCTATTATCCTACTTCCAGAACCCGGATAATTGTTCACATCCAGTCCGGATTGATAGTAGGACACATCAGGACGTGGGTTGCGCAATGCAATCGGATCAAAAACCGGCCGAAGTCCCAAAAGTAGTTGCGGCTGGTCCTTCTCCCAACACTGGGGGCACACACGAATATTAGTGAGCTTCTGCTTTATAGTTAATTGCTTCAGCTTCCTAAGCGGTGTCCGGAAATTACAACGATCGCAAAATCCATAAGACTGTTTACCTTCTGCGAATTTATGCGCCACTGCGACCTCCGTACATGCGTGGGGTCAGCATCAAAGATGCACGCTCTCTATCTTCGCTGGCAGCAGTTTGGAACTGCTCATTATAATCGGCCTTAAGCATCGACGCCCGTGTCGGGTCCATATTAGGCACCTTGGCAGACAAATAATACGCTAGCCCCGAGGTTAATGCCGGCAAAAACCGGAAAGGAATATCGAGCGTATTGGCGGCGTCCCCGGCGTCTTCTATGCGCCGGAGCCTGAAATAGACTAGGGTGTACTGTCCGTCAGGAGCAGATGCCGTTGGCCACAAATTTATAGTCGGCGCGGCGACGCCTGTAATAGGATAAGTCGCACCACTTCTACGATTCACCCAAAAGTTTATGGGGCGTCCAAGCGCGTTTTTGTTAGGGATTTGAAGGTATGTACTTTCCGAGATGCGGCTTATATTTAAGTCCATTTGGTTCTGACCTGTTCCCGTTCGGGTAACTACATCCAGCAAATCTATCGTATCGACCGGGAGGTTGTAGGTTATCTGTCCGGTAACAAGCGGAATGCTACCCTCTTCGATTAGCCAAAGATTGATACCCTTCGAGGCCCATTCGATGGTGAGCAACGAAAGCGACCTACGCGCAGATTTGAAATCGTAACCTGAGCGCATTTCATATGCGCATCGAGCGTACGCCTCTTCGCACAATTCCCCTACATCCAGGTTAAAATTCATGGTCCCAGAAACTATGCCCGTCATGTTGCGTACCTCACACTCCACCCATATATCATTCTTTTCTGCTTTAGCGCGATAGAAATCGTAGTTCTATACGCACCGATAAATCTTGCTGCCTCCATTACAGTATCCCAAGTATGTGTACCCAATGTAGGGTGCCTATAAGAATGTTCTTAGCGCCATACTTGTTAACCGTCCTTCTATAGTAGGGGTTTCTGGCTCCAGATACTCGGAACCTATCCCCGCTACCCTTCCCGACATAGAACGGTGTCCCATCTGGTTTGCAGTGGATATAGGCATAGTGTTCCGCTACTGACATACTAGCGCTCCGTTTGCGATACCCATCACTGCTGCGTATCCGCGTACCAGATTTATCTTATAATGCGCCTCCGCCAAAGACCGAATTAGCTCTTCGTTAGTAAGCTCCAGAGACTCCAAATTGTCTATCAGTTCGGCTACAGAGGGTAATTCACTAAATTTGTTTTCCATTTTCAACACCTTTGTTAAGTTAATAAAGGTGGGCTATCACTTCATAGCCTGGGTGAAGTTCTCACCAAATCATATTATACCCTACCCCTTCACCCTGCGCTCAGTGCCATTAAACACCGGCGGCAGCTTAACCACCGGCACCACACTAGATTTATGTTTGTGATGCTTCGGCGCATGGGCTTGTTGCCGAAGCGCTTTCTCACCGCTCATCTGATTTTCCCACGCGTTTTTCCGGACGTAGCGCAGCCATCTATCGAGCCGCCTTTCTTAAAGCCTTTATATTCAGGTTTGGCCAGCTTGCTGGCCGGCTCGGCGGTGTTCTTTTTCCAGTCGTCATAGGCCGCTTGCCGTGACGCTCTGCTGGCTGCAGTCTCGCCAGACGGTCTACTAACTGCGACTTTTTTAGGCGCAGCTGCAGCTTTTGCCGATACCGCTTTATTTTCGGCTCTATTCGCTTCACTAGCCGCTGTATATGTTGAGCTTATTGGCGCAGCCGCCTTGTCCGGGACCACACGGGTCTTGCCTTGAGCCGTTAGCGGCGTCTTGTAACTACCGCCCTTAGGTGCCGAACCTTGCTCGTCTTCGTTCAAAATATTGGTCGAGGTGTTCTTGCCTCGAAAACTTTGGTAGCTCATCGCATTGTCCCCTTAGTTCTCCCGCGTTGGGCCACGCCATCGACGCTTCCCCCCTTCGCCTTCTTGACCGCGCCGCCGCAAGCGAACTTAGTCTCGCCGGGCTCGGACTGCTCCTTTTTAGCGTAAGCGGCTTTAGATGGTGCCGCTTTCTTCTCGGCTTGTTCTTCTGCTTTGGACTCGGCGCCGCCGAATAGTTTAAATTTTTTCTTCTTCACATCACCACCTGCTTTAAATTTTTTGCCCTTATCGGCGTCGTTGAACTCTTTGCCGACGCTCACGGGGATGCCGACTTTCTTTGCAAATTTTGGATTATGGGCCACTGCAGCAAAAAGCCGCGCCTGAGATTTTGATTTACTTGGCATACCCTACTCCTTACTGCCGCCCATCAACATACGAATTTGTTGTTCAGTCAGTTTGTTAATCTCGACCTGGCGCTGGTCCTGCTGCACGCTCTGTATCGTATGTTTCGAGACCACCTCCCGTAGTGTAATAAACTCGTTATAGCCATAGACGCCCAGGCTCACCGTTACCGAACTGAGTACCGTTACGATTAACGTGAACCAATGCCAGGAGTTCAGGGTCTTGATGACCATCGCCTCGTGTTCGACCAGCTTGTCCTTGACCTCGCGTTGCTGCGCTTTCTGGTCGGTAATATACTCTTCCACGCGTTTGATATTGGACGACACCCGCTCGTTCAGGGTGTACATCATCACCAGCGTCACCCGGTCATTGGCACGGCGCTGGCCAAACATGCCCCCCACTTCGTCCTCTTCAGAGGTCATCGTTCTGGGCTCTTCCATTAGAACCCCGCCAGATAATTTTCCAAATTGCGATAGCCATTGAGGGCTATAAAATTACGGTCTGCGGCGTTATTGGGGTTAAGCTTGTGAGCAACCTCCCACACATCGGCCATGCCATCCTTGTCATTATCCGCACACGGTGTGCCCCCCGCAATAACCGGAAAGCCCCCCACATCAGCTTCGGTTTTAGGCACTGACGTTGCCCCTGTATTGGTTTGATACTGGCGTACCAAGCGAGCATCCACACTGTCCCGATTAGCCACCCACCCACCAGTGCAGGTCAAACTGTGCGACGCCCCGGCCTGCGATAACACCACCGCCTCAAGCGTGACAACCGATTGCGTTACAATAGGAAACACACTCGTTGCCAAAGGGATTGCCCTACGCCACGCTGTAGGTATCGGTGTACCGACCCGATCCGAGCCATTTTCACCGCCCACTTTACTGGCCAGTTTCCACTGATCCCCGGCCGGGTCGAGTTGATGCCAGCCTTTGTTACCGGTCAGATACAACGACGGCGAGCCGGGAGAGGCATTATCCGCAGTAGTCGTGGCAAAGCCTTGTATCTCATGCACCCAAGCGGTATTTAACGGGCCTGCTTTATATAAATTATTAATAATATCGGCACTGATGCCACCGCCCATCTGGTTAACATAATAGCCTTGATTGTAGTAAACATTATTAACCAGCCGGATGGATTTATTAAGCGCCAAGGGATTACGGTGGCTGTTGGTCACCGTCAGATTATGGTGTAAATCAATAGCGGTCATCTGCGCGGCCAACTTGGACACACCGCCGGTCAGGAACCCGGTGGAGTGGGACGCCAAGCCTTCGGCTATCAGGTTATAGGAGGCCGTGACATCTTTTATCCGGGGTTTGGCCGCGTCGTTATCATAAATACCAATGCCTTCGTCCTGATTCCAACTGACTGAATTATGGTCAAGAATGGCATTGTACGCCCCCGACCATAAGTTGAGCGCCGCCCCGCAATCACTGGTGGTGCTGTTGGAACAGCCGGTTGAATAGCCCTTGCGAAACCGTAAGTATTGGATTATCACATCATGTGTGGCTACCCCAAAAAGATTATCCGCCATGCCTTTGCCGCTGATAAGGATGCCGCCGCCCGGGGCAGTCTGTCCCGCTACCGTAATATAAGGGCTCCTTACTGCCAGACGCTCTTTAAGTTGTATAGTGCCGCCGACCCTGAACACACATATTCTGGGCATCGTGGCTAAAAGACAAGCCCTCAGGCTCCCTGCCCCTGCATCGTTCAGATTAGTGACCTGAATAATGACACCATCACGTCCCCCCTTCGTAAGGGCTCCGCTACCTTGTGCGCCCGGATAAGCCGCCCCAGCCCTGGAGGGCGAAGGGGGCGGGGGTTCAGGCGGGGTGCTTTCCACTATTTTAGTCAGTTTATTATTGGTTTCATCGGCTTCTGCAAAGCGGTTCACATCATCCACAAAGGCCATCAGGGTATGTTGGCCCGGGGGCAGGACATAAGCCCCACCATTACTACCCACCGTCACCGAAGCGCCCGCCGCCAGTGGCCCCATTACCGAGCCATAGGTTCTGCTAACGTCATCGACCCGATAACCGACACCAATAATAGTGTTGGCGGGTATTGCTGTGGTACCCTGATTCTTTACCTCACTGGTAAAGATTCCTTTGTCATACGTCAGGGACGTAACCACCGCATCAGGTGCCGCCTGGGCGTGGGCTGCGGTGAGCAACATTAACAGCAGCGCCCATTTAGCCATAAATAATAGTCACTGCCGTAACCGTGGTCAGGGTTCCCAAGTAAACGCCGTTCAATGCCAGAATGCCCTCTCCCGGCAAGACTATAGCCTGCGCCAAAGTGCCGGTGACCAGGTGCAGCAATACCGCCCCACCGGCACCATCCAGCAGTTCAATAACGCCGGCCCCCGCTGCATTAGGGTAAATAACCCCTTTTAGCCGGATACGGCCGGTTACCATCGCGCCGGTGCCGGTTGCATACGTCGATTTGACATCGGTTTGCATACTCATGACAGACCCCTTGGTTAAGCCGTGCGCGTGAACGCATAGGCGGTGGCGCTGGAGAACATCAGAGTAAAGCGTGCCAGCCCGGTGACGCCGGACGCTACCGTTAATTGTCCGAAACTGGCTGCGGTAGTCGTTGCTGCATCCGACAAAATGGCATTGGTGTTGGCTGCTACGGTAACGGGGTTAGCGCCTGCGGTATTACTGATAATAACATCAAACACGGTACCCGCCACAGCGCTCAAGGCGCCGCCCAAATCGGTGCCGGTCGGTAGCGTTAATGTCACTGCCCCCGCCGAGGTCGACGTTAAAAAGCCACCGGCCGTCACCAGTTGCGCGCCGGTAACGGCACCGGTAATATTAACGGCAAACGGCGTACCGTGCGTGACTAGCGGGTTGGCCAACTTGGGGCTGCCGGTAATAACCGGGCTAACGGCCAGGACATTGTTGCCGGTGCCGGTATTGGTCACCGAGACCAGCCCTTTGGAGGCATCGGTCGCCACCGCAGACGATGCGGTCAACGAGGATATGACAGGCTGTGCAGTAAAGGTCGCAACACCGGTGATGGCCGCCGTAGTGGCGACTGCCAGGGTGCTGGTGGACGTCAGTGAAGTGGCGGTAATAGCGGCGGGAAGGGTGACATTGCCGGTTAAATCACCGACAAAGCCGTTGGTACTATACACCGGGCCTTGGAAATGGGTATTAGCCATGAGAATTACTCCTATATAAGAGGTTCCCCCCAGAGTCTTATATACGTCGGTCCAGCCCGTCGCTGAGGAGTGTTGTTGCTGGAATATTACTTACTATATACGCCTAAATCGTCTTGATTCCAAGCGGTATTTTAGGTATCAAAAAGTAGTACTGATAAATGGCAAGCGCAGATTTGCCTTAATCAGAAAAAAATACATTTGGGTTATTTTTCTTCCCCCGAAGAAGCTCATCAAATCTACTTAGCGGCTAAAAGAAAATACCATGAATCATGGATTGAGTAGGTATATAATTAGCTTCTACGGGGTAGGTCTGGAAGCCTACTGAAATGTGCACCCTTATCCGCCGCCCGTTTATTTTAGGACTCCCTATGCATCATATCACCGTCAAATACTCATCCGATTCTTTACATTTTAAGGACCTTATCATGCTTTTAAGTGAACTTTTAACCATCAATACCAGTTTAGCCGGCCAACTCAACAAAGTCGAAGTCGAAATCGTCTCAAAATTTAATGAGCTGCAAGCCGCTATCGCCCAACTGACCGCCCAGCTTGCCGATACGCCGTTGTCCGATGCCCAGGCCGCCTCCGTCAACGCCGTGCTCGCCGCCGCCCAGCGACTGGATGCCATCGTGCCGGACGAAGAGCCTGCGCCGGAGCCCGTCCCTGAGCCCCCCGTGGACCCGGTGCCCAATCCTGAGCCGGTTATTGACGAAGGTAATCCGGTTTAGTATACTTTTACGCGGTCGGGCAGGTCGGTGAAAGCGGGCTTTGTCACCTGTGCTGCTACCGGGCACCCGGCTACTTAACTGCGTAAAACCCCTTGTATAAGGTGAGACCTGTGAGAAATCGCAGGTCTTGCTTATAGGGGTTCTTGGAAGCCAGTCGAAGACTAGGACTAGACTAGACTGAGAAGACGAAATCACCTAAGTACACGGCGGAACGTCAATTGGTGTTAGGTTCGATTCCTAACAAACCCGCCCACTAACACTTAGACACCCCTAATGGCCTACTCCCTGCCCACCAATCAACGCATTAAATTAACCCTGACCGCAACCGATGACGCGGGGCTGCCCAGCCCCACTAAAAATGAGACGTTTGTGTCCAGTAATACGGCCGTCGCAACGGTCAATGCGCAGGGCAAAGTCATCCCCGTCGCACCCGGAGAGGTTATTATTGCCTGCAAGGCCGAGTCCAAAGGCGTGACCTTAGTCAGTGACTTCGCCATTACCGTGGTCAGCGGCGCACCGACGCTATTACAAGTCGCGGCGGTGGTGGTGTGACCCCTTCGTTTTAATCGTTGCCATCTATTTGTTGAGGGCTTAGACATCCATCGCCCCTAGGGGATGGATAAACATATCCTTATAACGTGTCTATTTTAATAGTGCTAATCGACACGTCCCCTCTCTTCGTTCGGGGACGTTTTAGACATATAGAAGCGCTCGAAGTCCTTTACCTCCAACCAGTGAATATGCCCGTCCGGGAACAATACACTATAACCGGGTATTGGCGTGGTGACGCCTTTCACAAGGGTCCAGGCGCGCTTGGGCACGGCGGTCAGCTCTAACGTCGTGGTGAAGCGCCGGGTGATTAATGGCTGCTTGGCTTGATGTTGTCCCATACCCGAAACTTCCAGTGCTTTAAATGTTGATAAGTCCGCAGCCTGATTAGCCGCCGCACAATCGGCGGAAAGCGGTATTTATTAGTCTTGGCCCGCCACTCGGTTCTCACTTGGTAATCAGCCCGGTCGGACTGTTAGCCAGATATAACAATTCATAGTCCTGGGTGTCCACCCAAGTCGTGTGCTTATCGGGAAAGTGTAGCCGATAACCCGACATACGCTCCCAGGAGCCGTTATCCAAATACCAGGACTGCTGGGGCACGGCGGTAATCTCCAGGGTCACGGTGAGGTGTTGGGTGTGGGGCTCAGCGGTGGGGGTGGGGGTCATTGGGCGCTCCAAAGCCATTTCTGGCTACCAACGCCATGAATCTTGCTATAACCTGCTTCGGTGCAAATCTGCATTTCAGTTTTCTCGGGTGCACTAAAAGTTTAAGAGAATTTTGTTGACATAACTATTTTAT